TATCACTGCTCCAAAACTTGTTATTGCAGATGAGAATGGAACAGGTGCTGAAGGTATAGTTCAACTTTCAGGATCAATCAAAGAAGTCATAGTTGAAAATGAAGGTTTTAGATTTTTAGGAGAGCCTGTTGCTGAAGTTATAGGTGGAAATGGATCTGGAGCAGTTTTAGATGTCAATGTTGCGATTGATAATTCAAATTATTTCAAAAATTTTACTAATGTTGGGGTTAATACTGATTTTGATACTATCACTTTTTCAACACCACATGACTTCATCAGTGGAGATTCTGTAATCTACGACAGACTGAATCAAGATCCACCAGAAGTCATTAGAGTTGGTTTAGGAAGCACTGGACAAACAATTATCACAGAATCTGATTTAGCTGATACAAAAATTTATTATGTTGGTGTAGTCAGTGAAAGATCGATTAAACTTTTTTATGATTCTGTAGATGCTTTAGTTGGAATTAATACGGTAAATATGGTAAGTATTGGTGGTACGGGCAATCAATCAATTATTTTAAATGAAGTTGTTACAAAAATTTCAAGTATTAATGTTGTAGATGGGGGGACAAATTATCAAAATCGAAAAATTCACGTTTTATCTGAAAAATATCCACCAGAAGATTATTTGTTAACTAATAACGTATTTTCTGGTATTAACACTAGTGATAATTATATTTTCGCTAAAAACCATGGATTTTCAACTGGAGATGTTGTTGAATATTCAATCATTGGATCTGGTAGTTCAATTTCTGGGTTATCAACGTCTTTATCATATTATGTTATAAAAATTGATGATAACAAATTTAACCTAAGTAATGTATCAATATCAACTTCATTGGTTGTGGAATTAGATATTGCAGGCATTTCTACAACTGTAACTAATGAACAAACCGATGAACTATTAAATCAAAATAAAATAGTTAAACTTGATAGTATTGGAGTAGGAACTCATGTCTTTAAGTATCCAGAAATATCTGTTAGAGTTCAAGGATTCACTTCGATAGGATATACATCATTAACACAAAAAGCAATATGTTCTGGAGTAGTTGATAACATTTATATTACAAAGGGTGGGTTTAATTATGGAACTCAAGAAACTTTAAACCTAGAAAAAGATCCAAATATTACCGTTTCTACTGGTTCTGGCGGTGTCATAAAGCCAATTGTTTCAGGTGAAGGAGAAATTGTTGATGTGGTTATCCAAAATAACGGTAAAAATTATGTAATCCCTCCAAACTTAATTGTAAATGGATCTGGAACAGAAGCTCAACTTATAGCAAATATAACAAATGAAGAGATTTCTAGCGTAACAATAGTTAATCCTGGTATTGGATATAGTTCTTCTGATACAACAATTGATGTGGTAAGTATTGGTTCTTCTATTGGGGTTTCATTAAAACCAAAGATTCAAAAATGGTTTGTGAATAATTTTGAATTTTATAAATTCGGATATACAAATAATAATGAAGGAGCAATTTTTGAAAGTTTAAATGAAAATTATGGAAACAGATATGTCAATTTTACATTAAATCGAGATCTAAGATATAAACTCAACGATAATATTACTAATAATTTTGAAGAAGAGATAACAAATCATTCTCCTATTGTTGGTTGGGCTTATGATGGAAATCCAATTTATGGCCCATACGGATATCTTTCTTCTTCCGATACTACTGATATTAAAAGACTGACTAGTGGTTATAAAGAAGTTTTACAATCAAATAGGCCATCCACTTCATTATATCCATTGGGATTTTTCTATGATGATTATATTTTTACTGGCGATGGTGATTTGGATGAACAAAATGGCAGATTCTGTTCAACTCCAGAATTCCCAAATGGAACATATGCTTATTTTTGCACTCTTTCAAATATAACAGGAACAGGAGCATTTGATAATAATAAACTTCCACAATTTCCATACATTATTGGAAAATCTTTTAATAATTCTTTAGATCAAAATAATTTTAGAAATTATTTTGAAGAATCATTATTAGATTCCTCAACCACTCCTTTAACTAAAAATGTATCTCCATATAATTTAAATACTTATGAATTTTTAGATTTAAGAGTTATTCCAAAAGATAATATTTTTCAAATAAAAAGTATTTTTAGAAAAAATAATGTAGTTGATGAAATAAAAGTAGTGACTCCTGGAGAAGGATATCAAGTTAATGATTCTATTATATTTGATAATATTCGGACAGGTGGTGATGGAGCTCAAGCTTATGTTGAATCTATTGTAGGTAAAGGAGTCACTTCAGTTTCAATCACAACAAAAGTGTTTGAAAATGTAAAATTGGAGTACAATCCACCCATCATAACTGGATTTACTACAATTCCACACAACTTAAATGATGGAGATATTGTAAGGATAACTTCTGTTAGATCAGATGATTCTGAGCCTGAAAATGATACCACAGACTCCAGATTTTTTAAAAATCTCATGGGAAATAGAATTGTATCAATTTCTTCTGTTACATCTGGATTAACTACAGATGTGCCAAGTTACACAACTACTAATGCTTCTGGATTTACGACTTTTATTTCTTTAAGAGAAAAAGTAAGTTTAGTAGAAAAATTTGAAATTGGTGGAATCGTTGGTATTGGGACAGAATATATGAAGATTCTAAATGTTGATGATTTAAATAATAGACTAAGAGTACTGAGAGGATATGATCTAGAAAATCCAGATAGTCCAATTTTATCTGGAATTGCATATACGTCTGGAGAAATTTTAGAAGTAAAATCAAATAAATTTGAATTTACAACTCCATTAATTAGAAAAGATAAGTCAGTTCTGAAACAAAAATCATTCTTTTTCAATCCAAATGATTCAGTTGGATTGGGAACAACAGGTTCATATTTGACATATGAAGTTGGAATTGGAAGTACTTCAAATCAATTAGTTAGATTTGTAGACGCACAAAGAATATACATCAAAAATCATGGATTAAAAACTGGAGATAAACTTTTATATTCTGCTGGGGTTGGTATTGCTATTTCATTCTCTACTAATTCATCTCTGTCAAATCCTCTTGGGTTAGGCACTACTGTTTTTGCAATATTTAAGGGTGAAGATTTTATTGGACTTTCGACAAATAGAGTTGGTTTAGGTGGAACTACAAATACTGGTGTGTACTTTACGGGTATTGGTTCTGGAACCTATCATGAATTAACTACAAATTTTGGAGAATCATTGTTATGTTCTCTTAAAAAACAATATGCAACTGTTTCTGTAGGAGAAACTCATGGACTTTCTGATGGTGACGAAGTTACTTTGACAGTGATTCCAAATGAAATTAAAACTCAAAAAGTTGTCTATAATAAAGATTTGGGCAAATTATGCGTTGGAGTTGTGACGATTACCTCCAGTGAAATTGGAATAGGAACCACAGCTTCTTATATGCAAATAACAAATCACAATCTGACTAATGGAGATAAAATTATCTACCAATCTACTGATCCTGCACTACCATTAAAGAATAACGAACAATATTATGTCATTAAAGTAAATGATGACAAAATAAGATTATCTGAAAATGATTATGATGTAAAGTATTCTTATCAATTTATTGAACTAACTTCTGTTGGATCTGGAATTCATACGCTTTCATATATTAATCCAAAAATAGATGTTATAAAAGGCAATACTTTAAGATTTGATCTATCAGATTCTTCATTAAATGATTTTGAATTTAGTCTTTACTATGATAAGAATTTTGAAAATTCTTTTGTAGGCACAGGAACATATTTTTCTGGTGATGGATTTGAAACTCAGTTAAGTGGAGTTCCTGGAACTTCTGGAGCTTTTTTAAATTTATATACTAATTATAATATTCCTAAAAATTTATTTTATACATTAAAACTTAAAGACATTGATTCCCCTCAAAACTACGAAAAATTAAAATTTGTAATTGATGAATCCGTTTCAAATTATTCCAAAATAACAATTTCAAATAGTAAATTTAATAGAACTGGATTAGTTTTTGATGTATCAAATAATTACATATATTATTTAAATTTAATTCCTACAAATATTGATAATGAACCAGTTTCTTATGGATCAACAAATACTTTTTCAATGAAATACACAACAAAATCTGAAACTGCTTTTGGATCCATAGATTCTATAAAAGTAGGTTTTGGTGGAGTTGGATATGAAAGTTTACCGATTGTTGAAGAAATAGTTTCTTCTCAAGGCATAGGAGCTGAATTATTAACTTCATCTAAAACCATTGGAAAATCAAACAGAAATCTTGTATATAGATCTACATATTCCATACCTTCTGATTTTACTGTAAAACCACAATTAGAATTTCCAATTAGTCTCAAACTAAAAAATAATTTTACTTTACAAAGAATTTCTGTTGATAAAAATTATCGAGGTGAAAATTATCTAGAAGAACCAACTATTATTGCTTTAGATAGTAATGACAAAATAATTAATGATTTTGAATTTGAATCTGTAATTGATGTGGACTCTGGACATGTTATTGGAGTTGATATTATTAGAAATGTTACAGGATTGTCAAATGATATTAGATTAGTTTCTACGAATAATTCTAATGATATAAAATTGATAATGCATCATTTAATTCTGGAACTAATACAGTCACTTTAACTTTAGATTCAAATTTACCATCAAGTCAATTTAAATTTGTTGAGGATGAAAAAATATTTGTTGAGGGTATAGTCTCATATTCTGGAATATTGACTACAACTGGATATGATTCTTCCGATCATTCATACAATCTCTTTACAATTGTTGGTGTTAATACTTCAAGTAAAACAATTACTTATGAACTAGAATTTGGAGATCCAGGCAATATTGATTTAAATAATTCTTCTGGTTATGTAATAAGAGAATCTGACTTGGTAAAACTCAAACCAATTTTCGTTAGAGGAGTCTTTAAAGATGATGAAGATGTTGCAATTACAAAAAAAGATGGATCTTCATCTATATTTAAAGTAGCTTCTTTGAATGGATGGGATGGAAAAACATTAAAAGTTTTTTATAAAGATAAAAATAGCCAATTTATTATTGATATAAATGATAGAGTGGAAGGTTTAATTTCTAGACAAAAGGGAGTAGTTAATGATGTAAATATATCAACAGCTGATGCAGTTGTCTCTCCTTTTTATAATGCACCTATTGGTTGGGAAAAAGAGAACGGCAAACTAAGTGTTTCTGGACAAAAACTTCAAGATAGTGATTATTATCAAAAGTTATCTTATGATATTAAATCAACTCTGAGCCCAAGTGAATGGAAAGAAACCGTTGATTCTTTATCTCATATTGCAGGGCAAAAATCTTTTGGAAGTTCCATAATTATATCAGAACCCCAGTAAAAAATGTCAAAATCAAATTTAACTCCAACAGTACCATTAGATAGTAATGGAGAAGCTTTAGCTCCAAAATTAACACGAAGATTTTCATCTAGAAAAAGTTTTTATACAAAATTTAATTTTGCACTAGTAAATGAAATTGTTACTAGTGAAGGAGTAAGTATTGGTTTTAATTTTTTTGACAAAAATTTTATTAACTTTGCAGAATTTGATACAAATTTGGTTCTTAAAATTGATGATATTTCAAATCAATTTACAGGTGTTACAACAGAAACTTTTGGGGATAGTATTGTTGGAGTATCTTCTTTTTCCTTATTGAATGGAACAAAACCTCTTTTCAAAACTTCAATATTTTCTGGCAACCAAGGTACTAGTTTAATCTCAGCATCATCTCCAATTCAGTCTTCATCAAGTGAAGATATAGAATTTTTTAATGTCAATAATGATTTTTCTACTGGAGAGGAACTTTTGTATGAATACACATCAACTCCAATAAACATAGAGTCTGTTGATATTGTGGGGATAGGAACTACAACTATTTTACCACCTACAGTTTACGCAATCAAAGAATCTACAAGTAAATTTAGATTAGCTAGATCTGAAGCTGATGCACTAGCTGGCATTGCCCTAACTTTTTCTTCCGTTGGATCTGGAACTACTCATCTATTTTACACTACTAATGCAAATACTAGATCAATAATTTCTATTGATGGAATTTTACAATCTCCACTTACCAGAGCAAATAAATCGGTTGGATTTGGCACTACTTCTGTAGGCATATCTACAACCGTTATTCCTATTTCTGGAATATCCTCATTATCTGTTTCACAATTTTTACTATCAAATGATGAATATATTCAAATAACTGGGATATCAACATCCGATTCTACTATTACTGTAAATAGAGGAACACTGGGTTCTGTTGCAGTTGCTCACACTAGTGGAGATCCAATCAAAGTCTATTCTGGAGATTATAGAATCTATAAAGATTCTATCTATTTCTCGACACCACCTTTTGAGGAATCTTCTTTTAATGGTAGAGTTTTTTATAAAAATTTATATGATAAAAATTATATTTTCGATGATATATCAAATGAATTTATTGGTGTGGGAAAAACTTTCACAGTAACTAGTGACTTAGTAAATATTGGACTTTCAACTAACAATACCACTGGAGTTCCATATGGATTCTTATTAGTCAATAATGTTTTTCAAAAGCCAGGAGTTGATTATGATTTAGAACTTACTTCTGGAATTACAACAGTAACATTTACTGGCAGCAATAAGGAAGATTTGCCAAAAGCTGGAAAAATTTTATCTTTTGATTTTTATGAAGGTGCCGGTTATCAATCTCCAGTTGCAGCTGCTGCTACAGTAACAGTTAGTGCAGGTGGAACTATTTCTGCGGTAAATTTAACTGGATCTGGTAGTGGATATTTAACCGCCCCAGAAGTTCATATATATTCTACTGTTGGTTCTGGTGCAACAATAACAGCCTTATTGGGTACTGGAAATAATGTTGGTTTTGTTACAGGATTTTCTATAACGAATGCGGGATCTGGATACACTAGCACAAGTTTGCCTACTATAGTAATTGATTCACCTTATGGGTATAAAAATCTTCCTTTAGTCTATAAATCTCCCTCATCTGGAATTGGGACAGAAGCTACAATAGACTTGATTGTTGGAACTGGAAAATCAATGATATCTGTTGATATCAACAATATAGGAATAGGATATTCTGTTGGAGATGTCTTAACAGTTTCTGGAATCGGAACAACATCTGGTTATTCTCCTTTTACGTTAACTGTAAAGGAGATTCAAAATGATTCTTTTAATTTCTGGAGTTTTGGTAAATTATTGAGAATTAAGATAAACAATTCTCCCAATGGAATTAGAAAAACTTTTACTCTTCTTAATTTTGAAAACGATCTTCCAATAAATTTTGTAAACAATTCAGTAGATCAGAGATTTCAAGTAGAAAATAATTTAATTGTTTTCATTGATGACGTTCTCCAACCTCCAGAAAATTATTTCTTAAATGGATCTGATTTGACTTTTATAAGTTCTCCTCCAACTGGAAGCAATCTTTATTGTTACATGTATGTAGCTTCTGATTCTGATTCAAGATCCACTTTAGTCGATGCAACAATAAAAATAGGAGATTCTCTTAATTTAGAAAAACAATTTACTAGAAAAGTAAATAATATTACAACTAGAACTTCAGTAAGAACACCAAATTATATAAGAAAAGGTATTGATGCTGATTTGGCAAATTTAAGAAAAATTGATTGGACAAAACAAACCAGAGATTTAACTATCAGAGGAATTCCTTATTACAAAAGTAGAAATTCTTATTCCCCACTAATTAGGCCTTCATCTAGATTGATAAGTGGAATAGGACTAACTTCACAATCAATTTATGTGGAAAATAGTTATATTTTTGACTACGATGGTATTGTTGAGAGGGAAACAAGTGTACAGATAATTAAAGATACACCCCTCTTAACAGCAAAAGCAGAAGCTGTAGTTTCAGCAGCTGGAACAGTTTCATTAATAAATGTAACTGATGGTGGTTTTGGATATTCTCAGTCAAACCCTCCAGATGTTGTAATTACAACTAAAGAAATTTTACAAGAAGCAATTGGCAATAGTTGGGATTCTGTGGATGAAAATTCCATTACTTTTTATAACAAAAGTTTTTCGGGTGATACGACAACAGTATCTGTTGGACAATCTTTATCAGTAAGATACTCATACAATTTGGTTGGATTTTATTCAACAACCGTTGGCGTAGGAACAACTACATTGAATTCGATTTCTTATGGAAATGGAATTTGGGTTACTGTCGGAGATAATGGATTTATTTCGACTTCAACAAATTTAACTTCTTGGAGTTCCCCCGTTGGAGTTGCAACTATTGATCAAGGCAGTATTCCAGAAATAATATCTCAAATTGGATTTTCAAATAAGATAAATGACATATCTTATTCAAATGATTCTGGAAGATTTGTTGCAGTTGCTAACGATGGAAAAATTATCACATACGAATCAACAGACATTGAACTTGCTTCAAGATATCAAAACAATTTTATTGTAAGAGATTCAGGAACCTCAAGAAATTTAAATTCAATAATAGTTGATAATATTTTTGATATTGGTGAAAACGCTTCTAAATTGCAATATGTATCTGTTGGAAATTCTTCTACTATTTTAGTATCTGCAACTTCGATCAATAACAACTTGGTTGGAACTCCTGGAGTTGTATGGCAAGTAAGAATGTCTGAAGATATTTCTTCAACTGGATTATCTGGAGAAAATTTGAATGATATTGTATATACTAGATCTGAATCGATTCCATTTATTGTAGTGGGAGATAATGGTTTAGTCGTCAAGTTTCCAAATAATAGATTTAATCCTGGTGATTTTTCAATTGTAACTCCATTTACTACTGACAACTTAAAATCTATTTTTTATGATGTTGATAATGAAAGAGCAATTGTTGTTGGCACTTCTGGAACAATATATGGTTCATATAAAACAACTTCTTTCAATACTTGGGAAACAATCAGTATTGGTTCAACAACCCTAAATGATTTAGTTTATTCAGAATCAAATCAAAAATATTTAATTGTTGGAAATGGAGAGTCTTATACTTCATCATATGAAAAAGTTGGAGCTGCAGCTACTGCAATCGTGTCTGTTGGAGGAACAATAACTTCTATTGTAATTTCAAATGGTGGATTATTCTACGATACTGATGTAGATAACAAACCATCAGTTATTATAGAATCTTCACCAACAGTTACTGAAAGATTTAACTCATGTAAAATTAAAGGTGATCATGGCACTATTGTGGGAATATCCACCGTTGCTGGCATATCAACAACAACTCCAGCATTAAAATTTGAACTTAAAGTTGATAATGTTTTGAATTTAGTTGATTCTGAAATTAGTGTTGGAGATTATTTTGTTACATATAAAACTAATATTGGATCTGGAATAACTTCAATAGAAACCAATGGATCTATTGTTGGTATTGCAACAACTTTTATTGATTGTGTTTATAGAGCAGATCAAGTTGTAGCGAGTGGAACGGGAATCGTCACAGTAACTAGTAATGTTTTATCTGTGGATGGTTTAATCTCAATTCCATCAAATTATCAATATGGAATTTATTCTTGGGGCAAAATTTATGATTTTGATCCTAGACAATCTCCATCTATTTTTTCAGCTGAAACTTTAAATAGTTCTTCTGGTATCGCAACTTCGCCAAAAGTAGTAAGACTTACCTCAATAGGATCTACAACTTTACCTAGGAATGCTTAATTTTAAGTTATAAATAACTAAAAAAAGTAAAAATGCCTGCAATTATTACTGATCAATTTAGAATATTTAATGCATCTACATTTTTAACAAATTTTGTTGGTGTTGGTGAAACAAATATTCTTTATACATTTTTAGGATTATCAAACTCTACAAATCCTCAAAGTGGAGGTGTGTCTGACTGGGATTCTAATACTCCCACGCCTATTGATAATTTTGAAGAGGAAAATACATATAGGCCAACAATTCTTTCATTAAAAAGAGTTGATGAATCTGATGCAGTTAGGGTGGTAAAAAAGAATAAATGGGAAGCTGGCAAAACATTTGAAATGTATAAGCCAAATTATAGTATTAATAATAAAAGTCCCGTTACAAAATCCACTACACTTTATGATGCTAACTATATCGTAGTTAACTCAAACTATAGAGTTTATATTTGTTTGCATAATGGAGAAAATCCCAGCAATCCTTCTGGGCAACCATCCGTTGACGAACCAGACTTTGTAGACATTGAACCAAGAAGTGCGGGTTCTAGTGGAGATGGATATATTTGGAAATATTTGTATACCTTAAGCCCACAACAAATTATTAGATTTGATTCAATTAATTATATTCCAGTTCCAAATAATTGGGGAGAAGAGGGAGAATCTAAAGACATTAAAGATAATGCAGTTGATGGGGAAATTAAAATTGTAACTATTAAATCCTCTGGTGTTGGGTATTCTCCAAATACAACTTGGACAAATGTTCCTATTTTAGGAGATGGTGAAGGTGCAACAGCAACAATATTAGTTGGTTCAGACGGAAAAGTTTCAACGGTAGAAGTTACAAGAGGTGGGGTAGACTATACAAAAGCTAGTTTAAATTTTTATCCTGGAGCTCCAGGAACTGAAGCTGGTGGCCCTTTAGAGGGATTAACAAACACTGGGGTTGGAACCACATCTTTAGCAAGTTTTGAAGTTGTAATTCCACCAAAAGGAGGGCACGGATACGATATTTATCGTGAACTTGGTGCTTATAGAATTATGATTTATTCTACTTTTGAAAACGCCGTAGATAATCCAGATTTCTTAACTGGAAACAGTTTTGCAAGAATTGGAATAATAAAAAATCCTACTACTTTTAATTCCAAAACAGAAATTCAAAACCAAGCGGTATTAAGTGGTGTCGGAGCTATTAAATTTGTGGGAGCAGGCACTACACAAACTGTTTATGCTGCAGATAGTTTAATTTATCAATCTGTTGGAGTAGGATCTACAGCTTATGGATATGTGGTTTCTTATGATCAAACTACAGGTGTTCTTAAATATTATCAACCAGTAGGGTTAGCTACTGCTGGATATGGATTTAGAATTAATAGTTTTACTTCATCACCAGCTTCTGGTGGTAGTTTGACAATTGAAGGTGCAAGTGTGGGATCTGACTTAGATATTGCAAGTACATTTACAGGTGTTTCTACTTCAATAAATAATGTAAGTTATAATTTAGGGCTTTCATTTTCAAATGGAATAGCCCCTCCTGAATTCAATCCTCTTTCTGGCGATATACTTTATGTCGATCAGAGAGCGAGTATAAACAGATCATCAACTCAAACTGAAGATATCAGAATAATCGTAGAGTTCTAAAACCATGCCACAAAAGACTAACTTAAACGTTGCTCCATATTTTGACGATTTTAATCCGAATAAAAATTATAAGAAAGTTCTTTTTAAACCTGGAACAACAGTTCAGGCTAGAGAACTGACAACTCTACAGTCTATTTTACAAAATCAAATTGAAAACTTTGGAGATCACTTTTTCAATAATGGTGATAAAGTTATTCCTGGCAACTTAGCTTTTATTGCAAAGTATGATGCTGTCTTAATAGATCCAACTTTTAGAGGACTGGATGTTTCTGATTATGGATCAAGTTTAATCGGAAGAAAAATAACAGGAAAAAGATCTGGAGTAACAGCTAAAGTTAGAAATTATATTACATCAGAGGAATCGTCTTTAGGATTTGATACTCTCTATATCAAATATCTTTCCCCATCAAAACTTGATAATACTACAAAAGAATTCTTAGAAGACGAAGATTTAATTCTTTCATCAGGAGATTCAATTCGTGTAGGCAATAACACTATTAAATTAAACTCTTCTTTCGCAAATACTACAACTTTAGATGCGAGCAGAAGTGGTTCTGCCGCAACTCTTGATAATGGTGTTTATTTTATCAGAGGATTTTTTGTAACCGTTCCAAGACAAACTATTCTTTTAGATCAATATAGCAATACTCCAACTTATAGGATTGGTTTACTTATTGATGAGGAAGTTATTGGTCCATATGACGATCCAACACTATTTGATAATGCAAACGGATATTCAAATTTTTCAGCACCTGGAGCTGATCGACTTAAAATTTCAACAACCTTATACAAAAAATCAATAGATGATTTTGATGATGACAATTTTATTGAATTAATGAGAGTTGTGAATGGAAAAGTTAGCAATCCAAAAGATAAAAAAAGAGAAGATGATAATGAATTTAGAAAAGAATTAGCAAGAAGAACTTATGATGAATCTGGAGATTATATTGTATCTCCCTTTAGGGTTTCTGTTAGAGACACTGTAGATGATTATATTGGGAACAATGGATTGTACGATGAAGGTGAACTTACAAGTAACGGCAATGTAGCTTCTGATGAATATTTCACTCTAAGAGTTAGCCCAGGTAAAGCTTACATTAGGGGGTATGAAGTACATAAAAAAGGAGATACTTATATTGATGCACAAAAACCTAGGGTAACCAAAACAGTAACTGATACGAATTATACCTTCAAAATGGGTAACAGGTTACTTGTAAATAATGTTTACGGAACACCTATAGTTGGACTTGGAACAACTGCATATGTAAGTCTTAGAGATAGGAGAAATAATACAGTTGGTGTTTCTACTGGATCAGAGATTGGACAAGCGAGAATTTATGATTTCAAGATCAATATTGATCAAGGAGCTCATTCAAACCAATCAACAATTTATGAAGCTTATTTTATTGATGTTCATACTTATACTATAATAAATACTTCAACTAAAGTAACTGTTAATGTTCCATGTGCAATTGAAGGTTCTAGTAGTGGAGCTAGGGGTTATTTAGCATTTAATGTAAATGCAGATAATACATTAACTTTATCTGATGTTACTGGAACTTTTATTAAAAATGAAAGATTAATCTTTGACGAATCTACTACTGGAAAAGTAGATGCAGATAAAGGAGCAGTTGTTTCTTCAGTTACTGATTATAGAATTGGAGATGTTCATTCAATTGAAGCTTATGATTCATCTGGAGTAATTTTTACTGCAGATACCATTCTCGATCAAACAAGTCTTCCAGATATTTCTGGAGCAAAATATGCTATCACTGCAGCTTCTTCTGGAATTGCAACAGCAAAAAGCACTAGATTTAGATTTAGTGAAGATAAAATAAGAGTTGGCGACATTATTACCTATGATACTGATGAAGGTGTGTTACCAACATTCAACAGAGTTAAAACTATTAGTGATGACGGTGGTTCAATTGTTATTGAATCAGTTGCAAGTGTTCCGAATATTTGTGTAGGAACTATTTCAACTATTGCACAAACAGTAAATGATATTAAAATACTGAGATCAAATATTAAAGATAATTCCTTATCGGATTTACTAGCGCCTCTTCCAAAAAACTTTATTTCTAACGTTGATTTATCAGAAGCAGAGTTAACTGTAAGAAAACAATATAATGTTACTGTGTCTGGTATAAATTCCATTTCTGTTACAGAATCAGATCCAAATTTATATTTTGAACCATTTGAAGCTCCAGAACAATACATGTTATTTGATGCAAGTTCGGGAGGAGGAATTGAATCTATAACTTCTGGAAAGGTTACTGTTTCAACTGACTCAAAAACACTTACAATTTCTGGAATTACTTCTGTAACTGGTGATGCTAGACTTTCGGCAACTCTCAAAAAACAAAATATTCAATCGAAAAAATTTATTTTAAAACAATGTGAAACTTTAACTGTTAATGGAACCGTTAGAAATAATTCCTCTAATGGATTAACACCTAAAACAGCATTTGGAACAAGAGTTCAAGATGACACTATTTCATTAAATTACCCAGATGTTTTAAGAGTTCATGCAATTTTTGAATCAAATAATAATAGTAATCCCACTTTACCACGAATTACATTAACACAAATATCAGCAAATCTTTCAGAATTGAGCGCTGGAGAAGTAATATTTGGAAATACAAGTAAATGTAAAGCAAAAGTAATACAAACTGTCGGGGCAGATCGAGTCAATTTTGTATTAATGAATAATAAATCATTTACAGTTGGTGAAACGGTAACGTTTAAAACTAGTGGAATTGTTGGAAATGTAAGCGCTTTTGAACCAGGAGACAAAAATATAAGAAATAGTTTTAATTTTGATAATGGGCAAAAAGATGATTATTGCGATTATTCAAGGATAGTTAGAAAAAACAAACAAGACATTCCATTAAGAAGACTTACAATTGTTTATGATAGATATGAGATTGATGCAAGTCAACCTGGAGATTTCATAACAGTAAATAGTTTTTCTCCTGATGATTATTCTAATAATTTGCCAACTATTAAAAAATATAAAGCAAGCGATTGGTTAGATTTTAGGCCAAGAGTTAAACCATTTACAGGACAATCCTATTCTCCTTTCCAATTTGAATCTAGAGATTTTAGTGGAGTCCAAGCAACTATTCCCAATATTTTAGTTACTGGAAAAAATATTAAACTTTCATACTCATATTATTTGGGTAGGGTTGACAAACTTTCTATTAATAAAAATGGAGAGTTTGATTTATTAATTGGAGAACCTTCAGAGATTTTGTTAGAACCTCCTGGAATAAGGAGCGAAATGGAAGTTGCTACAATTTACCTTCCACCATATCTTTTTGATGTTAGAGATGCTAGAGTAACATTCCCATCATATAGAAGATATACGATGGAAGATATTGGAAAACTTGAAGATAGAATTAAAAATCTTGAATATTACACTCAACTTTCACTTTTAGAACTAGAAACTTCGACTTTATCAATTAAGGATGAAGTTACTGGATTAGACAGATTTAAATCTGGATTTTTTGTAGATAACTTCAAATCACACGCAGCGCATGACATTAAAGGATTTAAAGCGTCAATTGATTTAGAAGAAGGATTATGTAGGCCTTCTCACTATACATCTGGTGTAGATTTGTTAATGGGTTGGGAAATCATTTATGATCCAAATGAAGACAATAAACATAAAGAAGGATTAGTTAGCCCAGGCATCAGGAAAACTGGCGATTTAGTTACTTTAGATTATGATGTAGTAACAGCTATTGAGTCTAAAT